ATATAGAACGGGGGCGGAGTTATTAAGCGACATCGGTGGGCAACCTTCAGGAACTTATGTAACAAGTGTAGGCTTATCAGTACCTACGGGTTTTGCAGTTTCAGGAAGTCCTGTTACTTCAAGTGGAACTTTAGCTTTAGCTTTTGATACGGGATATAGCTTACCTACAATAGTTAAACAGAATAATTGGGATACGGCATATAATACAAGAATAGTAACGGCATCAAGTCCTTTATCTTTTATTAGCAATACTATTTCTATTTCACAAGCATCGGGTTCTGCAAATGGCTTTTTATCTTCTACAGATTGGACTACGTTTAACAATAAACAAAACGCTTTAACCAATCCAGTAACGGGTACAGGTACTACAAACTACCTACCTAAGTTTACAGGTGCAAGTACAATAGGAGATAGTCAGGTTTTTGATAATGGAACTAATGTTGGTATTGGAACTGCTACACCTTCTTATAAATTAGATGTTAGCGGTGCAATACAAACAAGTGTTGCAAGTGGTAATGGTTCTTTATATATAAACAACTCGTCTTTGTCAGGAAAGTTTTGGACTTTAATTCCTGAAACTTCAAGCGGAGAAACAAACTTACTTTGGTATTATGGTGGTGCAGGTGCGAGTGTTAAAATGAATTTAACTAACACAGGCAATTTAGGATTGGGAGTAGTCCCAAGTGCGTGGGCTACAATTGCACCTGCTTTTCAAGTTAATTCAGCATCATTTTCAAGCTTTGATAATAGTGCAAATGTTGCTGCAAACTTTTTTCACAATGGTACATCTGATAGGTATATAAATAATGGATTTGCAACATTATATCAACAATATACTGGCAGACATATTTGGTACAACGCTCCTTCAGGAACGGCAGGTAACGCTATATCCTTTACCCAAGCTATGACGTTAGATGCGAGTGGTAGATTGGGAATTAACACTACAAGTCCGGGTTCTTATAGTTCTCCTGCAAATCAATTAGTAGTAGGAACAAACTCTGGCAATAATGGAATTACTATTGCAGGTGGAACAACGGGTTTAAGTAGTATATATTTTGCAGATGGTACAACGGGTAATGAAGCATTTAGAGGGTATATAGAATACGGACATTCTTCTGATGCTTTATCTTTTGGAACGGCAGCAAGTACACGTCTTACAATAACCAATGGCGGTAACGTAGGTATAGGTACTACCGCTCCAACAAATACAGGCGGTTATGCAACTCTTACAGTTGGTGGGGCTACATCTACACTTGGACAAATAACTTGGAATAGTGGAACTACTGCTATTGGTTATGCCTATAATGATGGAAATAATATGTACATTGGTTCTAATTCTGCATTAATTTTTGCTACAACAAGTGCAGCTACCGAACGTATGCGCATAACAAGTGGGGGGACTTTGCTTGTGGGAACTACTACAACTACAGGACTTACTACCGGTAGTTCTGTAAATGTAGGTATTTCGCTTGGTGGGGGTGTAATATCTTCTCAGGTTAATAATAACTCAAATCAATATTGGTCAAAAGCTTCAGGTTATACATCAGGGGATTTTACTGCTCACTTTGTAAATAATACTTATGTCGGTGGTATTAGTACAAATGGCTCATCAACTACTTATGCAACCGCATCAGATTATCGTCTTAAAAGCGACTTCAAAGATTTTAACGGACTTGATTTAGTAGCCAAAATTAAAACATATGATTACGAATATAAGTCAGACAAAAGCCGTTCTTATGGTGTTATAGCTCACGAGTTACAATCAATAATTAACTACGCAGTAACAGGAGTAAAAGACGGAGAGCAAATGCAAGGCGTAGATTATAGCAAAATAGTACCTGTTTTAATTAAGGCGATACAGGAGCAACAATTACAAATTGAACAATTAAAAAATAAATAAATGGCAACAACTTACAAATGGGTAGTTAGTTCTTTAGACAGTTACCCCAAAGATGCAGAAGGTTTAACAGACGTTATCTGCGTAATACATTGGAGATACCAAGCAGAGCAAGTAGAAAACGATAAAACATACTTTGCAGAGGTTTATGGTACGTTAAGCGTTCCGTCTCCTAACCCTGCGGACTTCGTACCTTATGACCAAGTTACCTACGAAATGGTATGCGGTTGGTTAGAAGCAGGACTTGACCAAGTATCTTTAGACGAGAACTTAGATAGCCAGATTGCAGATCAAATCAATCCTAAGATTGTAAGTTTGCCTTTGCCATTTCAAAATCCTTAATATATCTTTACAAATAAAAAACAACGTATGAAAAACAAAGACCTATTACAATTAGTAGCAAACCTTAACGCCGTAATCGGTAGCAGTGAAACAAAGACACAAAAAAAGTTAGTGCAGATTTACAACAAAGTAAAACCACATCACGAAGCCTATAATACGGAAGTAGAAGGGTTAAGATTAGACAATGCGCAAACGGATAGTAACGATTGCCTATTGCTTACGGACAAAGGGGAGTACAAATTCTCAAAAGAAGGTATCAAGAAACTGACTAAAGATATTGAGGCTTTAAATGATAAAGAATTTGATTTTCAAATAATTAACGTAGTGAACCCAGCAAACCTTGAGGACTTTACATTCTTACAAGATTGGGTTACTGGCGTAGAATTTAACAAACAAGAAGAAGAAGAACTATAATGGGAAATAACCACCAAGCAGACCAATCAACAATCGTATCTTTAATTAGTGCTACTATTAGCATTACAAATATTCAACCACTATTCACATTGTTGGCGAGTTTGGTGGCTATTGTTTCTGGTGGTATGGCAATCCGTTATTATTGGAAAATGACTAAGAAACTAAAATGAGAATAATACTTTTAGCTTTACTACTTACATCTTGCGCTTCGGTTAAGAAGTTTGAAAAGAGATATGATAGCACGGGGACAACTAAGATTGACTCCGTGCGTTTAACTTTTTATGATAGTGTAACCAAGATTATAGAAAAGGAGCAGATATTTACTAAAGAGGTTACGATCTATGACACAATACGAATAGCAAAGGATAGCTTTATAGTTATTCCCAAAATCGTAACTAAGTGGGTATACCAGAAAAAAGAGAAGGAAACCGACAATAGCCTTATCAAAAAAGACACAATAGCTTTTAATCGCACAGAAACGGCTCAAATTTCGATTGTAGATAAAAATAAGGTAACCACACAGAATAACTTTTGGAAGGCTCTAATAGGGCTTATAATAGCGATTATATTAATTTTAGCATATTGGAATAAGTTATGGAAGTAAACAAAGCAGGTAGGGACTTAATAAAGCACTTCGAAGGGAGCAAGTTAAAGGCATACAAATGTCCGGCTAATGTCTGGACTATCGGCTATGGCAATACTTTTTACGAAGACGGAAGCAAAGTAAAGGAAGGCGATGTTATTACTCAGGAAAGGGCGAATGAATTATTTGATACAATCATTGACGATTTTGCGAGAATGACAGATGCGCTTGTAAAATCAAATGTAACGGAGAACAATTTTGCTGCATTAGTTTCGTTTACTTTTAATGTAGGGACTGGCAACTTAAAGAAAAGCACTTTACTCAAGAAGGTAAATGCTGACCCTAAAGACCCTACAATTAAGGCTGAATTTATGAAGTGGACACGAGCAAAGAATGTGATGCTTAAAGGGTTAGTGAGGCGGAGAGAGGCTGAGGCTAAACTATATGAGCAACTTTAGAACTATATTAGTAAACTTATTATCAGACGAAAGCAACAGTATAAGCCATAAAAGAGTAGTGGCTATGCTTGGCAGCGTTTGTCTTTTTATATCCCTGTTCTTAAATATAATTCTAAAAATTAACCCAAGCGATAAGTTGGTAGATGCCGTGTTGTATCTTACGCTATTTGCTATGGGTTACACCACAATAGATAAATTCAGCAAAAAATAAACAATGCTAAAATCAAAACGCAAACGCCTATTCTTTGACATTGAAACCTCTCCGAACGTTGGCTTTTTCTGGAGTGCCGGTTACAAGCTAAACATCACACCAGATAGCATAATACAGGAACGTGCTATCATTTGTATTTGTTACAAGTGGGAAGACGAAAAAGAAGTTTACCACTTACAATGGGACGCAAAGCAGAACGATAAAAAGATGCTACAAAGTTTTATCGAAGTAGCAAACACGGCATCGGAGTTAGTAGGACACAATGGCGATAAGTTCGACTTAGCGTGGATAAGAACCAGGTGCTTATTTCATAAAATAGAGATGTTCCCTTCTTACGTTACTATCGACACGCTAAAAGTAGCAAGACAAAAGTTTAGATTTAATAGCAACAAGCTTAATTATATAGCTGACTATTTAGGTATTGGCACTAAGATCAAAACAGAATATAGCTTATGGAAGGACATTGTTCTACATAAGGATAAAGTGGCTATGGCTAAAATGATTAAGTATTGCCAGAAGGACGTAGTGTTATTAGAGCAAGTATTTAACGCACTTAAAAACCACATAGAACCTAAAACACATTACGGAGTTATC